CAGTTCCGTGTTGTATGTTTGTGTCTGGTTTTTCAGGTTGGTTTCAAAAGCCTTTGTTTGCAGCTGCAAAGATTTCTTTGCAATCTTGGACTGCTGGAAACTGTTCCACAGGCCGCCCAACGTAGAAATAGCGCCAAGACCCATTTGAGCCATGCCGCCTTGTTGGAAGAAACCAGGTGCTTGCATTTCACCGGTTCCAGTGTTGTACATTGAGCCTGTGATATTGTTCACTGCAAATTGCGGGTTGGTTTGTGCTCCCACAGCATTCTGCATAAGTGGATCATTTGGTCCGGCCATAGTTTTATCCTTTCGGTAGAGTTCTTTGAAGTGCGGGATAGTCGTTCACCATCGACAATGTGGTGTCTGCAATGTCGGTTCCCAACATAGTTGTTCGGTTGATAAACCCATCCAGCGTCTCAGGGACGTAGCTGCCAGAGGAACCATTGCCTTGAACACTATCTGTAAGGGTCATCTGGTCAAACATCAAATCATTTATAAGACCCTGCTCACGCATCAGATTATAGTGTTCTTTGATGGCCCGGTCATACGCAGATTGATTTTCTTCCATCTCTGCCTGAATGTCCTGGATCTCTTTCATGACAAAACCATTGTATCCATTGGCCAAAGCAGATGCCATTCTGAGAATATTCTGAGGAGTCATGAACGTCGTCATGTTGAATTGGAAACCATCCTGGATGTTGAAACCACCCATAGCAATCGTTGCTATTGCAGCAATGATCGGCCCCCAAGTTTCACCAAACACATCTACGGCAATCTCTGAAATTGCTGCTGAAATCACAATTGCTGCAATGGCATTGGCCACAGCTCCAGCAACGATAGCTGCTGTTCCTGATAGACCTAATCCAGCACCCACTGCTGCATTGGTTCCGAGAAACCCACTCGCATTTGCTGCAAAAGCTGGGTTGATCAACACAGAGATAACTACGATCGCAATCACAATGAGAAGCATCCCAAGGAATGTTTCATACCATTTCTTCTTCACAACTTCATAGGAATTGAAGACGATGAATGTGTTCTGCATCGACAACTGGGTGAAGTCTTTCACCCCCAGTGCTTTCACTGTGGGCGCATGCATCGGAACTAAAAATGGGGACTCTTCCCCTGCTACGATTGCATCATGAAGCTGAGTTGTGACTTTCTTCCCGCGGTAGATGTAGTTTTGGTGTTTCATCCCCCAGATACGAATTCTGCTGCACTGAAAAGGGCCAGTCTGTTTGTAGTAAAAACACTCTTTCACGTTTTTGTTTTGAGCCAAAGCAAGAGCAATACCAGACAGTTCGGTCCATTGAACTTCACCACCAACCTCAGACCACACGTCTCCAATTGGCCGTGTCGATACAGTGGGCACATTGAATTCTTCTTCCATGTGATTCCAACTGATACGCATGTCAAATCCTCCGAGACTCGGATGATCAGCACGCAATCTGGTTGTCGTAGTGGCCAAGCTCGACCCAAGAGTTGGAGCAGCTGGTTTTGCTGTTCCATACCCCCCACTTGCAGCATTGGCCTGATCAAGGATCCACTGGTCATAAGCGGCCACGGCCGCCTCATAACTCGTAATCTCTGCCTCAAAACCAGCAATTGGTGAGGGCCCGGCCGGCTGCATTGGAATGAAGCTTCGGAAATATTCATAGATGTAACGTTGTGCTGATTGATCGACTGCGTTTGCAGCTACAGCCCATTGGATGAAGGCATAATCGATGTCTCCAATATCAGGGTTTGCTTCTACTTCCAGAACCAGCTCACCAAGCTTTCCTTTGACAGCTTTTTTGTATGCCTTCCGGCTCTCTTCAAAAAGTCCATTACCTGTGGCCACACTGTATTGTGGCGCCTCAATCGAGACGTTGTTCAACCTCACTGGCAAGAACGGGTAATATGCCGGCGCAGTAACAGGGCTGGTGTCTTCTACCAGAGCATCAAGAGTCGCGTTACCACTCCCGACTTCATAGAACCAAATGGTGAGAGGCTCGAGGATCTTGTCTTCGATCGTATCCTGAGTGTCTTCTCTGAAGTCCCAGGCATCCAAAAGAACGTCACCACGGTTCCATGTGGTGATTGTCTCAGTCACACCCCCGGTGATGGAAGTCGTCACTGTGGTCGTTCCCACAGGGTCATCCACCACTTGTTTGTACTCGGTCTGATAAAGCCAATGATTCTTTGTTGTGGTCTCCGGGGTTACCCCATCACCACCTTTATAGGTCGTTTTGGTTCCATCTCTCTGTACCGTGGTGAAGTCCACAGTTGAGGGCTCGACGGAGTCTGTGACGATGTCAGGATCCCCGTTGTCATAGCTCTTCGTGACACGCACGTCTCTCGACAAATTATACGTCACAGTGGCGCCATTTACAGGAGTCACCATTGAGAATGTACCCTGATCTGGATGAGGAGTCTCGGACGCAATTGTTGTTGCTCCAGTAATCAGAGGCTGCACTTCTGCCGGCGCCACTTGGTAATACCAGATGGCGATGTACTCTTTATTGAAATCGTAGATCCCCGCGGGATAAACCGAAGTTGCTCCACCAACAAACTGGATGATGAACTCATTCGTCGACTCATTGAAATCTGCGGACCAGTTTGTCCCAACCTCAGCTGGGTGGTTATCCATCACAAGTTTTTCTACAAAAGGCAGAAAATCTCCGGAGAGAATCTCTCCCCGACGGATGACAGAAACCTTGCCAGCTGGAATATTGTCATTTGGCAAAAACGGCTCAACACCTGCAAGACTGAGCTCACTTGATGTTGTCACATTCAGTGTTGGCAGCCCGGCAACATCATTTCTCACAGCCCAGTTGAAAAAGGATCTTTGCATGATCCCGGGCCCAGTCAGATAGTTGTTCACAACTGTCTCACCCAAATACGTGTCGTATGGGTTCATGACTGCACTGAACAACGATGACTTCAAGAAATTTGGGCGGTTGATGGCATCCCCGGCCAAGTTATAGATCGAGGATGCTACAAAGATCTCAGTTCCCATAAGGTAACCTCCTTACAGGCCATTCTCTGCTCTCAGAGCTGCGAGTACAGCGTTAACACCGGTGTTCTGAAGTTCTGTTGGAGCAGCCAGGTTTTCATCCAGAGTCTTCTGGGTAATCCAACCATCCAGATACATCTTGGCAGCTTTCTGTTTGCTGTCCTTGACGAAGCTGTCGATCTGCTGCGTGTACAGATCCTTCTGCTTACCGACGGAGCCAGTGATAGTCGTCAGACCATCAAGACGAGTGTCCATTGTCTGTGACCGTGCCACTTCCTGCTGTTCTTTGATCAAAGCAGTCTGTGCCGGTTGTTGGACGTTCAAAATGTGCAACTCTTTGCCCAACATCACAGGAAGCATGTTGTCAAAGTTGAACTGTGCAGTTGCTTGCTGCAGAGGCAACACTTGCTCGAGTTGGAAACTCTGAATACCTTTTTCGATAGGCTGCAGTTCACGGTTCTCAAACTCTTTCACAGCTGCTTCAGCTGGAAGAATACGATCGGCAGTGACACGCTTGGCTTCATATTCAGCCGGCAAGATTTTGTGCAGATTATACTGCATTGTTTCATGCTCACGAGGCAGAAGGTAAGTTGCCTTGTAGGACTCTGATTTACCTTGAGCCAGGGTAAGGCAATAGGAAGCATCAGCGTTTGCAATCTGCATCTTTGTCAAAGCATATGCGGCGCCAGCGTTCTGCATTTCATAGATGGACTTCTGGGCATCAACTTTTGCACGTTCGAGATCGACCTGAGCCTGGATCGCTTGGATCTCAGCAATACGGGCTTGCATCTGTGCTTGGATCCCGGCCCACTTCGCCTGAGGAGCAGTCAGTGCAAACTGTGTTGCTTGCCCAAGAACGGCCGTGGCCACCTGGGTATAAACCTCAGCATATTGATCACCGGTAATACGAGAATTGTGGAACTCACGTTCAATGTGAAGATCCATTGCCTTCATCAGTTTGTCAAAGACACCGGTTCCTTCCAGATCGACAGTTGTCAGATCTGCTAGATCAACGGTACTGATCTCACCATAAAGTGCAGAATTTTCATCTTTTGTGAATGTGAAACCAGACATATCGATTGTCGGTGGGGGAGTCACATCCGAAGTGAGAGAGGTAAACAGGGCATTAGCCTGAGTATCTGCATTGCAGTCAGTTTCGGCCATCTCTGAATTCCTCTCTCAGTTTCATCCTCTGCTTAGCAGAGGTCAGGTTTAGTTGTCGATAGCGTGTGAAGCACGCTGGTGGGCAGCAAGCTCAGCCAGCTCTTCTTTGGTCAGCTGTGGCATTTCGACGATCGAGTATTTGTTGACCATTGTGGTCTTGTACTTTTTCACGCCGAACTGGCCGCCTTTGATCTCACGACGCAGAGCAAACTTCTGGTTCTTCAGGTAGTTCAGAATCATTTCCGGAACGTGGTATCCGTTCGGTGCTTCTTCTTCGCTGAAGGGCACGTATTTGGCCACTTTGCCTGTGAACTTGTTGAACACAGTGATGATGGCGCCATTCAGTGCCGAGTCATTTGGATCCAGGTTTGTCACCTTCACTCGGTGCAGACGGAGTGCCTTAGCACGAACCACCTGACGCAGCAGCAAAGGGTCTGTGATCTCATTGGGATTCATGGCCAGGATCTCGTCAACTGTCGGGCCTTTCTTCACTGGGCCGGCAGTAGATTGAATCTCGGACGGGTCAAAATCATCGTCGCCATCGAGAGCAGGAAGTGCTTCATCTTGTGTTGGCTCATCGGCCACAGCACGAGCATCGATTTCATCTGTGATTTTTTTGCGAAGAGTCGGTTCGCCAGTGTTGCCTGAAAAGGTCACACCAATCGAAGTCGCTGCTTCACGGAGTGCTTCTACAGTGTCCATTGCCGAGACAGCTTCGTGTGCTTCTGCGGTTGTCATCTTGCTGATATTCATTGGAATTTCTCTCTGTTTGAGGAGGTGGGTTTTAATGTGAGAAGGGGGGCGTCAGCCCCCCTACCCTATATGAGCTGTTGATTACTCAGCAGCAACAGTTTTCACGACTGCCAGACGCTCAGGGCGCAGTGCAATGAAGCCGTGGTAGAAGGTGATCGAGCTGAAGCCAATCTTACCGAATGGATCCTGAATCGTCGCCATCTCTTTGCCTGGCTTCTTCACAATGATCTTGAACTTCTGCTTGGCACCCTTACGGCCGGAGCCCTGGAGACCAACAGTAGCAAAAGAACCATCGCCAACAACGAGCATCGGGAAGATGTCGTAGTTGCCACCAGTAGCAGCGTAACCAAGGTTAGCAACAGTCTCAGCGGCGCCAGCACCTTCCCACTTCATCATGTTCGGAACAACAACGATGCGGAAGTCACCAACCGAACCGATTTCGCCGTTCATGATTGTAGAAGCAGCAGCGTACTTGCGAACCGGCACGAATGCTGGAACTTCAGTTGTGCCGACCATCTGCACCATGTTTTCCACAGTCACCTGAAGCTCAGAGCCAATGTACATAATACGAGCGGCGTTGATAGTCGCCGTATCAGTCATGGTTGAACCTTTGATGATCTTCGTGTTCTTTGGAGTCCGGTTGTCATCAAGCGCAATGCTCAATTTCTTCAGATCCATATAGGTCACGACGGATGGGTTTGCACCTTCACCGATGATCTCAGAGTCCTGTGTAGCTGCGCCTGTGAACACGACAGTGCCCGCATTTGTCAGCAAGTCGACCTGGAGCAGGTCTTCAGTGATTTCGTTCGCACCCGCAACCATCTCACGCGACATGTGAGCATACAGATCGGAATCTGTATCAAAAGTCATCATGTCTTCACTGAATTCTGTGAAGAAACCATGTTCCTGAAGCGTACCAGAACGCTCAAGACGAGTGAAACCAACGCGGTTAACACGGCCACCGGTCTCGGTCAGAGTCGGCATTTTCGCAGTGATAGTACCAACGTCTTTCGAAGAGCCGTACATGTTACCAAAGCCTGGGTTTGCACCAGCAGCGCCAGTGAGAACAACACCGTTGGCGTCGATACCCTGGTCGTTGATGTTGCGGTCATCAAGCAGTGGAACGTAGAAGTAGACCTTCAGTTCTTTGCCGTAGTGCATTGGCATCTGACGAACGTCAGCCAGTGGGCTGAAGAACATCTGTTCAGCAGCATCGATCAGAGACCGGCGATCCCAGTAGTGAGTGTTAAACTGAGGACCGATGTCCGATGGAGTGCCTGGAGGGGCGTTATACAATTGAGCCATGATAAATCCTTTTCAAACTTCTCAATTGGAGTTCTTCGTTCTTCTTAGCCTGGAGGAGCCAGTTTCAGGAAATCCTCATCAGACATTGACGAATAGTCCGGTTCATTTTTTGCACTGTTTCCAGTGGATGGAGCAGCACGAGGGGGAGTTGCCGATGAGATGTTTGGAGTGGGTTGCTCTGTATTCGGCCGAGGAGCAGCCTTCCGAGGACCAGTGCCGACAGGTTTACGTTCCTGCGGTTGGGTTTTTGGTTCGTCGAACACACCAGCTTTTTGCATCGCCTCACCTACCTGATGGTAGGCTTGGAGGAAGGGAACGTTGGTCAAGTAGCCAAGTCCACGCTGGTAGTTCAACTCATCCTTGATCTTTGCATAAACACCTGAACTTTTTTGTGCAAGTATATTTTCAAAGATAGCAGGTTGTTCTCGCAGGGCTTCTTTGGAAACGTCGTCCCATTCTTTGTTGATATCCGAGATCAACTCACGGCCGCCAGGAACTGACATAGTTGTTTTGATCGCGTCATCCAGGGCAATATCACGAGGATCAGGCTCATAGTTTGTTGCCTTATAAGGCGTTCCGGTATCTTCGGTGTCGATGTCCATAGGATCGATATTGTGATCCTTCAGAAGTTGTTTGATCGCATCTTTGTTGCCTTTCGACAGATCGATCAGAAAGTTCAACTTTTGTGTATCATTGAGACCATTTTGCTTCAGCATCTCGTCCTGAGCACGCAAAGGTTTGATTTCCTGCATGCGTCGGGAATAGTTAACCCCCATCTGCATCAGGCGAATCACATCCTGAGGAGTCCGAACTTGCATGTCACGGCCGTCAGCTTTGAACGGTGCTGACACTTGTTTGAAGAAATCAACAGCAGCAGCAGCTTCTGGGTCTAGGTCCCCAGCAGCTTTTGGTTTGTCATCCGCTTTTGGTTTCGGATCAGGAGTTGATTTTGCTGGCTCTTCATGAACTCCCTTCTCGGCAGGAACTTGGTCATCTTCAACTTGTTGTTGATCACCTTCACCGTCGTCTCCGTCGGCTTCACCCGATTCGTCAGCAACAGGGGGCTTATCTCCGTTCTCGAGATCCTCATCATCTCCATCGCCGGAGGTGTTAGCATCACTGTTGGATGAATCATCATCCTCACCAGGAGTCCCATCAAGATCCTCATCCTCTTCTTCTTCTTCAGGAATAAACTCTTGCAAGTCGGACGGATCCAACTTCATGAAATCTTCGTCGGACATCGTCTCGAGATCCAACGGAACTTGCTTTTCATCAGCCATTATTCAACCTCCCCCGCGGCAACTGCTTCATTCCAGGCAGCTTCCAGATTTTCGAGCTCGCTCTGAGCAATCTGACCTTTTTGAATGAAGCTTGTCAGGAATGTCCGGAGAGACCCAATGGATGCAAGCTCACGAGCGCACTCGTCGAACTGCTTCTCATTCAAACGACCAGATGCCATCAGACCGGCAAGCCGTTTGGGCTCTTCGGTGAAATAGGCTTCCATCACGATTGTCTTGAAGTTTTCGTCTTCGGCCAGCGTCATAGCTTGCTTTGACAGGTTCAGAAGTTGCTCACAGGAAGCTTTATACTCTTGGTATTGCTCCACGGTCATTGCTGCTTCTTCGGGCTGAGCGCCCTCTGCGTGTTCTTCGTACAGGTTCATTGCCACGTCCTTTGTGGTTGATGTTTACAGGTGAGGTCTTGCTAACCCACATTACTGTGGGAAAGCAAGGTCTTGTCCACCGACGACTCCATTTGGTGCGCTACGCAGTGGCGCCATAGGCATTGTCGGCTGTTCCATTGGTGGTCGACCAAGGGGTTCTTGTGGTGATGCATTCTTCTTCGAAAGATCATCCATCAACTTATTGAAGCCAACTGCAGCTTCGATCTGACCACCTGGAGTCTCACCTTTTGTGAGAGCCTTTGTGACTTCCAGATCACGGTTGCCGGCAGCCTGAGCTCCCATTTTCTCAACCGCTTGAGCATGCTTCTGACCGGTTTTCTCCATCTCGGTATCGAGAGCTTTGTTCTCGGCACCAGCCATCGCTTCCATTGCACGAGCTTTCTTGAGCTCAATCTCAGCTTCAAGATCAGCGATCTGAAGACGCTGCATCTCTTGCTGCATTGGATCAGGTTGTGGCTCGTATGCACGGATCATCTCGGCGAGATGAGGCATCCGTTTCAGATCAGCAATCTCAGCCAGGATGATCTTCGACAAACCAGGATCCATATCTGGGCCCATTGTTTGCAGCATCATTCCAAGATCCTGAGACTTCTGCTCATCAACTTGAGCAGTGGAGATATCGACGATCAGGTCAAAGTTACCAACCAGATCATCACGTCTGATCGTGACAAACTCTTTGTTAGTGACTCGGATCACTTCTTTCTCTTCCAGGAAGAAGGCGTTCATTGCCATAATCTTGCGGCCGATCAGGCGCATACCTTCTGCCAGTCGACGGAGGATACTCATTTCACGCTGACCAGCTGCATCCAAGGCGCCAGAGATACCTCGGGCAACTCGGCCATAAGCCTCACCTGTGATACCCCCTGAGAAGCTTTTGACCCCGGACAGGCCCTCAGCTTCGGCATTCTGTAGCTGCATCATCGTCAGTGCAGAGTTCGGGATTTCCGGATACTGCAGCTGCTGAATAGCAACACGGGGATCTTGGTTCGGGTTGAACTCAAAATCTTCCCCGGCTTTGAAACGCTTCGTGTTCACTGGATCCAGGAAACCTTTGGAGTAACCGGCTTGTGCATTTGCAGAGCGACCCAGCAGATCGATCGTACCGCGGGTGACAGCACCCAGGATACGCTGGTTGTCTTGCAGGAGGGATGCATCAGCTTCACCCCAGACAGAACCAAGGATAGGCATGTAAGGCACAATCACGAATGGTGGACGCTTGTCAGGAAACGGGTTCTCTGTAAGCTGGATCATTGTATCGCCGATGAACGTGGCCACGATTGGTAGCATCTCACCGTCACCATGGATGTCCCACAAACCCCAGTACTCATAAACGAGCACTTTGGCTTTGTCAGAGTTCAGACGACCATCTGGGATTGGCGTTGTTGTTTCGTGGTCCGGGTCCCCGGTCTGCGCCTTAATCGTATTGGCGCCCCAGTTCACATCGTCCAGGTTCTTGTAAATCTTCCGCTTTTTGAGCTCTGACTTTGTCGACTCATAAGTATGGATCATATATTGAGCATCGTTCCATTCGCCTTCGCAAGATGGATCAATGAAAAAGTTCGCTACATTGACGATCTTCAAACTCGGTTGGTTCCAAGTAATCTTGGTCTCTTCAACCCACTCTTCGCCGACTTCTTCGGCCACAACCATCTCTTGGTTCTCGAGACCATAAACAACGGCAGCCCGGAGACTTTCCGGGATGTTTGGATCAGCTTCAAAAGCTTCAGGATCCGCCATTGCCATCTCGGTTGCCTGAGCAAGGATCTGCATACCCTCTTCGTCACCCATGTCCATCGGGTAATAGTCGAAAATCGGCTTGAGCACTTTCACACGCTCAGTCTTCCGTTCCCAGCCAACACGCACCACACATGTGCCTTCGTCGACTGTCTTACGGACAAATCGATCGATGAAATCAACCTTGTTGAGTTTGGTGTCAAACTGCCAGTTCAGAATCATCTGGTTCTGGTCTGCCGCGGCTTTATCTTCGAATGTCCGTGGATTGATATTGAACATACGGTCTGAGTTCAGAAACGGTTCACTCAGTGCCGGATACCGCCACTCGTTGTGTTTCCGGATCAGTTTTGGTTGAACAGATGATCGGCCCGGGGCTTTTGTTTTCTTTCCGCTCTCAGAACCAGTGGCGTTCCGGAGAGAGATCCAGCCATCAACGTTGCCCTTCTGATCAGTATTTTCCTGACGAGCAAATTCGAGATCGCCTTTGAGGCTCTCAATCGAAGGCTCATTTTTCCAGTCAGTGAGGCGTTCCTTTTCTGGAACATTCAACTTGCTCGGGTCATAAATCTCCGAAGTTGAGTCCTGCGTGTTATCAGGAGATTCAACATCGTTCTCGATCATCTCTTCAGTATTTTTCACGATTCGACTCCTAGTTTCGAAGGATCTCAATAAGTTCTACATTTGCGTCTACAGCAATTTGTTTCTCGGCGCCACATTCAATGAGCGCATCTCCAAGGCGACCCATCCGAATCTCGTCTGAACCAACGGATACACCCTTCACTGGTGAAATCACGTCCCAAGGATGTGGGCATGGTTCGGACACATCATTCGGAAGTTCCTGGAGCCGGAGCCCAGCGACGTTCGAGTCGCTGCAGGCCGCCAGTGGTAGCAACACCATCATTGCCAGCGCCAACTGCATTGTTTGCTTGCTCTTCCAGTTCATTGATCAGTTCCTCTCGATCTTTCTGAGCCTGACGCAATGCCTCACTCTGTGATCTGATTTTGTCAGCAAGATCAAAGATCTCTTCTTGTTTCTCGGCTGTTGCTTCTGCGACTTTCTCAATCACGTTCACTGTGCCTTTGTGATATCCATAAGCATAAGCCGCTGCAAATAATGCAACGGCCACACCCAGTTGAATAAGCATACCCTGAATCTTTGTCACCAGAATTTCTCCATCATACGAGCTCGGAGAATATCCCCTGCGCTTTTTTCAGTCAGCAAGGTTTTGGACTCAGGCATGACCCGGATATCCCACTTATTCCGCTGCTTGATTCCGATGTTGGTCTGCACTTCACAGTGAGTGATCGTCGTCCAGGGACTGGGTTTGATATCAAACAATCTGCAAAGCTCCGCGGTATGTTCCAACATTGCATCGACCCCTTTCCACGTTAGTGGGTAGGATCCCTGATCGACAGTGTTTGCACCCCAGTTTGCTGTTGCTCCGGCCATGCCGGCAAAGGTCAAACCAACGGCACCGGTATTTGCGTTAAGCGTGTGGCTCACACCAACTTTGTAGGGCACATAGGCTGCTTGCTGCTGTGGAGGGCAGCCGCCATCATACTGGTTGCCTTCATAATCAAAGACTCCGTTGTAATGGCGCCGTACATTCCAATTCACACTGTAAGTAGATGCGGCCCAGTGCCAATGGATGCGGTTGATCCCAGAAGGATCAAAGAGTTCTTCTGGATCATTGAGACCCAACTGCCGAACAGCATTTGCAATTTCACCTCGGGTGTTGGGACCATTCATCCCATCCACACCCAAGATCTTTGAATTGGGCAGAGCCAGGCTGTTTAACCTGATCTGATAGTCTCGGATCGATCTGAAATAGCTCATTCTCTTTCCTCATTCGGGTAAATGAATTGACGATTTATATCTGTCCAAGGGCCCTCAGCAAACAGGTTTACCTGCTCTTCAGGTCCCCGCGGACACTTGTTGTGGTACACAAAAATTTCCCATTGGGTTGCTTTTAATGATCCACCAAAAATCCGAACGTCAGACTTATCAATGACCCAGGGTCCCCACGTTTCAGGTCCCGATGATGGCGGTCGACTCGTATTGAACACCTGTGTCAAATGGTCTTCTGGAGATGTATCCACTGTTAGACGATGACGAAGGCCATATTGCCCAGTCACATAGGCAACTGGGTTTGTGACATCAAAGTTGAACTCACAACGATCTTTGCTCATCGTTCCGCCAACCATAATATGTTGCTCGTCCTCTGATACGACAGAGTACAAAACCTCAATATTACTGAACGGGGTCACACCTGTCAGATCACGATACCAACGTTTCTCGAGCCCAATTGCGTTAAACAATGGTAACACCAGAATCATCACCGCAACCACGATCCCAAAGGTCAAAACCTTGAAGTCGTCATGGTTGCGGGTTGTTTTCTCGGCCCGAAAGAATTTTGATTGTGCAGCACTGTACGTTTCGTTGTTGTCACGGTCTGCTTTTGTAAGTTTGTCGCCCATTATTTGTCTCCGTCTTTCGGGCCAGAAATGAATCTCTCGACCAGAGTCACAGCAACTAGACCGGTCAGGAAAGCTGCAGCTGTTAGGGTTCCCATGGCGCCTGCCATTTCATCCGGCAGATCTCCGATCCATGGTCGCATCACTTGAGGCCCGATGACCCCAACGCCAAAAGCAACCGCTCCACCAACAAATATCACACGAAGTCCTTCACGCCATGTGGTCTTTAGGACAGTTGCGCGCACAGAACCACCCAACGCTCCGAAGAACGTTAGGATTCCAGCACGTTGGTTGAATACCTCACTAAAGAGGTTCGGGTCTTTAAGGTCTGACATTAGACAAAACCTCTTTCTTCAAATTTTGGAGATGCTTCGACTTCAGAGGTTGAGCTCAAATCCTTGGCTTCGTCTTCACTCACATGTCGCAGATAGAGACCATAGTATTTGTCGCCTTTGGCGTTATGGTCTGCTCCACCCATGTGGGAGAAGTAAAGAGATGCAACAAACAGCTGCAGGCTTGTCCAGAGGTTTGGTGGCAATGTGATCATGCCTTCTTCGGTCAGGGTCTCGGGTTTGCTTTGATAACGGATCCGGACCTTGGTCCCGATTTCCAACAGATCTTCGATCTTTGCAGTCGAGAATCGAAGGGTGTTATGTGAGGGGGTAACGATGTGACCATTTGTATTTACGTCGTGCCAATCCCCGTTCGCATCATAGATGCCCAGGATCCGCAAAAACTTGTCGTCCAGGAAAGGCTCTTCGACGGTTGCTGTCAGATACGTGCCCAATCCTGCTTGGACAATTGGATAAATCCGCTGGCTCAAATCCAGGGTAAGATCAACCTCTGCTTTGAACAAAGGGAACCGGGCCGACAGATCGATGAGCCCCTGATTTGTAAGGCTCAACAGAGTCTCACGCTCTTCATCTTTGACAATTCCGCGGTGAACATCATCTACCGCGTTGGTGTTCTTCAATTGGCTCAAGGCCAGTCGTGTGAGGAAGTCTTCGAATGTGAGCATGGCCTTACCCTTTTAATGTCAGACCACGTATGATCCATATTGTGATTCATCTGTATCATCCGGTGTCAAGAGATTGCTACCCCAAACTTGTTCTGACCGCACGTTCGGTGACTCAGAATCAACATGTGTATCGGAAGCTGGGGCCCAAGGATTCATGTACTGCAACATGGATACTGTATCGATGCAGTCATCTTTGCCTTTGATACCGTCTTGCGTGGCAAGAGCTATCTGCTCAATGAAGATACCAAGAGTCTTTGTGTTTTTCAACTCACTTGGGAAAAAGACTTTACCTGACTTGAAAAGGGGGACGACCAGATTGAACCGTGATAGTTTGTCCGTTATTGGCCGGATCCCCGGCTTTCCGTTTTGATTGGTCAAATTGAAGAACTTGTTTCGATAGTTCATCTCGTTCAGAAGCCATTGAATGAACCCTTGCTGTTGTCCTGAGATCTCGACCCCCACACCCTGAGGTTGGTATTCATCAACGAAATCAAATAGTTGATTGATCGACTTGTCCATCTTCCAACGTTCGACGACTCCGTCTACCCAGTGCCACTCCATATCTGAATTGTATGCCCAGACGGATTGCACAGCATAGTCGGCCGTCTGTTTTGACGACGTTGCAAAGTCAGTGGTGATGTAGAAATTGTAGTTGTCTTTCGTGCGCAACACAGGTGCTCTCGGCCGCCATAGAATCTCAGAGTCTTGAACCAGACGAGACTCATCACTGGTGATTCGAAGCATAAGCTCTTGTCGGAAGCTTTTCAGCTTTCCTTCTTTCTTCGCGCTCTCATACTGTTCGCTCACGTATTCAAAGGTGAACCGGTCTTCCCAAGCTCCGCGAAACTCTTCTTTGCTACATGGAAACTTCTCGCAGATTGGCCAGACGTTAACGTGCCAGGCTCCGGACTCGATCGCCTCATAGACGATATCACCTTTGTTGAACGGGGTCCCGTTCATGATCATCTTGTTCCGTGTGGGATCCAATGCATACTGGACTCCTGAATAAACTGTGTCTTTGATTGCTTCCATTGCTGTTGCAGATTTGGAGTCAGCATCAGAAACCAGGTCATCCATAACGGCCAGGACCGGGCGCTTACCAAAGATTTTTGTACCACGAATACCAGACTTGGCGCCGAACATCTTGATACCAAGTCTTTTACCATCTCGGTTTTGAAACTCGATGTAGTTCTCTGTGAATCGAGCATAGGGTAACCAATACTGGAGGAACTCCGAGTTGTTGTATCGAAACTCGATTGAGTTTCTTGCAGACTTCACACCGTTGTCCATGGAGTCCGAGATATAGAGCATGCCTGTCACAGCTCCAAAATTTGGCAAGTTCGTGAACACTGCCAGGTACAGACTCAGATACTCAAAGAAGAGTGTCGTCTTTGCAGTACCCCGGGCACACAGGTTTGCGATCTTCTTTTCTTTGCCGGCAAGTCGATCCAACATAGCCAAGTGCATGACCGGGGTCTTGTTGTCTTCACCCACGCTGCCGTTGACAAGCTTGATGAAGTTCATGAATTTCAACGAAAACTCAGACGGCACATATCCTGCCCGGCTGTTGAGCATCATAAAATCAACTTCATTTAGGTAATCATCAACAGTCTTTTCTGAAATAAAGTCAGCTTCATTCATTTGGGGTAACATCTCTCATAGGCATCGAAGCAATATCATTTGCAGAGAAATTCGGATCGTGCTCGATCAGATCCTTCTGCTTTCGACTCATGTCTACCAATGCTGACTCGAGTGCTGCCATACCATCGTTCAGACCAATCTCAATTTTCAGCTCAGACTTCTTCACTTCATCTGGCTTTTTCAGGTGAGTGAGCAAACTGTTTGCTGCATCGCTCCGGACCTTCGGCGAGACATCTCCCGAGGTATCCATCATGAGCTCGTACTGAACGTTGATCGCTGCTTGGAATGCATCCTGGTTCAGAATCCAAGTCGGAACCATTGCACGTTCCATGATCTTGGTAACCAAGGCGCCTTTGTTGTAGGCAGTGATGATGGAGGCGATGTCCTTCTGGGCCCGACCAGCTTGAGCCATGTTGTTATACCGATCGGGGAAGGTCAGTCGATATGCTTCTTGATTGGTTTTCCCCATCACTTTGTAGGAGACGTACATCACAGCTTTGACGTAATCCCCAACTTTATAACGACCCTCTTGCAAAACTTGCGAGAACGTCACAAAGTTGTCTCGGATATACCGAGCCTCTTCAGGATCCTTCGATAGGGTGTTCAGCTGGTTCACCATATCTTGGGTGATATTCTGCTTATGCTGAGCAGGGAGTGAGTCTCGTACCTGATTAAGTGTCAGCATTGCCTGATTGCCTCTTTATATGGTAAGCGGTTCATGAATTCGCCTATAACCCGAACTTAGACTGGAAAGCAAGAAAATGGCAACGTGTTCAACAAATTATGTTTGCGTACCAAAATGGTACGTCGCTGCTGATGTGGATGTAATTGCGACCGCTCGTGGTCCAAGTGCAGTTGATCTCAACATCACATGTATTCCTGGCACCGGAAGTGTACAGTTTCAAATCAAAGACCAAAACGATGCTTGGTTCACTCCTGTCGAAGCATCTCATACGGTAGTTGAATCTGCACTTGTTCGTCTACCCCGGGCCAACATGCCTGACGTTCGCATCATGGCTATTGGTGATGCAACCTTTTCGGTGGCCGGCGACCTCAACTAAGGACTGAACCATGACGATCAGAGATTATACTCGGTACTCAATTGGACCGGTCCAAATTGGGGCAAGCATTCAAGAAGGGGAAATTAACAACCCCTCCTTGTTTAGTGGACACCGTCCTGCTTTTCCTATTTCCCGTTTTCCCCCATCATTGATTACCCTTCCTATCATCACAGGATCTTCTATCATTCCTGCGACTCTAACATGCAGCCTGGGTGTATTTGCTGCGAGTCCTCAACCAACTGGTTATGAGTTTCAATGGACTCGCAATGGTATCATCATCCCAGGTGCAAATGATCGAACTTATGTAACCAGCATTGTTGATCACAACAGTATTATCAAATGTGTCCTACGAGTAATCTCCCCATTGGGGGATATTACAGTTGTTACCTCAAATGAACTCTTCTGTCAGATTTTCCAGTCGATCGATGTCACAGAAACTGAACTTTACATCTTGTCTGGTTTGCCAGTGTCAAATGCTATAGATGTGATGGAGTACACTCCGTATATCATCACTGGTCTTTCGATTGTAGGCTATATGAGCGTTGTGGAAACCGACATCTATGTGATCACTGTCTAAGGAACCAATCATGCCAAATATTCTTTTTGCCTCAAACAATGCGGCTCACTGGTCTGGTGCCGGAACGAGCGCGAACTCTGGTCACGATGCCACCAAGGTTCCATACTCTGTCTTGGTCAACAATACGACCATGAGCCCAATATTCAAACCTTCAACAACGGACGAAACTTGGATTCACTTTCGAAGCGCAAGTTTTGGTGTTGCCACAAACGGTACAAGCCCTCTTTTCCGGGTACGAGGTAATAACCAAGCATCTCTTTTGTATACCTATGCCGTTCAATTCCAAAACGTCTACTCTTACAATTGGTATGACACCAATGGTGGATCAAATGATGATCGGACTGGTTGGAATGGTGAAGCAATCTGGGATATTGGGTGCCGGTTCACCCCATTCTTGATGGAATATCAGCTTTATCGGAACGGGTCTTTGATTGCTGGTCACACTTTTGCTTCCAACCCAAATGGTATTGATCGTGTAGAAAGCGTTGAATTTCTTCGTAACGGAATTGCCTTTGATGAATTCTTTGTTGCCGACGGTGACACTCGGGGTGGTCGTCTCAATATGTTACGCCCTGTCAATCTTGGTGCATATGATCAATGGACAGGGAGTATCGTTGCTCTTGCAGATGATGATCCTCTCAGTGCAATCACAACCAATCTTCCAAATAATCGTACCACTTTGGACTTTGGATCATTTGACACCATTCAAAACATTTCAAATGTTGTGATTGCATCTCTGACCAAGCGTGGTTTGAACTCTCCGTCCAAACTTCGTCACAGTCTTCGCCGCACAGGTGTGGATTATGATGATGCAGCTCCTTTTGATATCGCGTTCGATTCTCAATTGAATATCAGTGATTATCCAATCAACCCTTCGACCATGCTGGCATGGCAGCCGGCAGACATCGCATTGACAGAATTTGGTTTCAAAGCGGAAGCTTAGAGGCTATCGTAATCATGTGGTGACACAGTGCAGAAACGAGGTGATTACATCTCGGAAAGGGAGCCCTGGCGGCTCCCTTTTTGCTTGACGGGCCATAGGCCCCGGGGTACTGAGCCAATATGGAAAAGATGTTCAATCAGTTTATTCAACCAAATCAACCGATCTAATCGGGTGAGTGGTTATGCTCACCTCTGGGTTTGAGCAGAAGAACTGAGGACTCCCTCAAACCCCCCTAAATAAACGGTGTGTAGGCTAGTAGGTAAGTCGTCTGGTTTGGGACCAGGAGATCGCAGGTTCGAGACCTGCCACACCGACCAATGTTCCCTCTTAGCTCAGCGGTAGAGCACGCGCCTGTTAAGCGAAAGGTCCCTGGTTCGATCCCAGGAGGGGGAGCCAAAAAGTCTTTGTTGAGGATTAGCTCAGTTGGTAGAGCGTGCGACCGATAATCGTAATGTCACTGGTTCAAGCCCAGTATCCTCAACCAAGATTTTTGTGACAATAGCTCAGGGGTAGAGCGGCATGTTGAAGGCTTGCGCGTCGGTGGTTCGATTCCATCTTGTCACACCAGAATTGCTCGTCGTCTAAGCTTAGGAGAATGTGGCCGAGAGGACCAGATTGTTTGTTGATAGGACACAGGCGTATGGCCTGAGATGTGGGTGCAAGTCCCATCGAGCAGTGTTTATTTTGGAGTGTCGCCAAGTGGTAAGGCATCGGGTTTTGATCCCGTCATTCGTAGGTTCGAATCCTACCACTCCAGCCAATACCATCGGGGTTGATGGTTCGTGTAGCCCGTTCGAGTCGGGCCAGGTACGTCAGGCGCTTAAACCGTGTGACCTCTTCTGTCTGGCGTGGGCCAGGAGGACGTAGAACTGTGGGTTCAATTCCCACCGACTCCACCAAAAACTAAGGGCCCCGAAGGACCCTCAATCTCATCCTCCTGTGCGAGCGGTTCGACGTTGTTCACCTCGGGTTCGGATGACCTTCACTTCAGGAGGAACTGTCACATCCGGAACAGTGATATTGTTGCTGGCAGCCCAAGAGCCAAACGCTTCATGTATCGCATTCATGTCGCCACCCACTGCCAATCCTTGAAGCTGATCATCCGGAAGACTGTTGATAAAGTCTTGGGTCAAACTGTCACTTTCACCATATGCCGGCGCACGCAATTTGACTGCAGGAGCCTTAGCCGGTTGAGCACCCCGTCCAGCTTCAGATGCATCACCACCATAATCACGGGTTGGCATGCCGACATCACCGCGGCCACTGTAGACCGGCGCCATCTTGTCATAGATCCCGGCGCCGCGGACATCATTCAGAAGTGCTGCAACATCATCCCGGGCCTGTGGCCGGGGAGAACCTGCCGGCGCATTCCGACCTTGAGAACCACCACCACCAAGTGGAGGGAAGTCACCAGGCTGTCGACGACCTTCGGGCCGAGCCAGGGGACGCTCAGATGTTGCAGGAGCCCGATCGGTTGGAAGACCGGCCAGAGGATTGAACAGTGCGTTCGCTGCTCGTGAGATGAGTCCACCACCTTCAAAGCGTTGACCACTTTGGCCAGCTCCTCCGCCGTCGAACATATCCCGGATGCTTTGATATTTTGCCATGGGAGATAGCCTCTGCTAAATTGATATTCCAAATTCGTACACCAAGGATCAAGCTTTGTCTACGCTGTGCCCCGGGCAGATACGTGACAGGTCAGCGAGAGCAGATCATCAATGCTAGTCGCGTACCCCCGGGGCGAGTTGGCGGAAGGCTGAGGAGTCGAACCCCCATGGTTGCCCAGTCATCGACGGGTTCAAACCGCCTGGCCGTCCACACAGCCGAAACCTTCCACAACTTGGAGGAAGATGGAGGCCCTGATCCCCAAGCCCGAAGGCCCCATCCGCTTAGCAAGCGGCGCCACCCCAAGGTGGTTCATCTTCCAAATTTGGCATCGGTCTGAGGAATCGAACCCCAATCATCAGGTTTGGAAGCTGCTGTTCTACCATTGAACTAGACCGACAAAGTTGTCTGGCTCCAGTAGCTTCTCATCATATGGCATTGGTGGGGAGAACAGGACTCGAACCTGTAGAGCGTTTCCGCCACGGGGTTACAACCCGCTTATCTCACCAATGAAAGTCTCCCCATAGGGAGTCAATAGAAGCTTCGGGAGCTTCCACTTGGCCATCGTAGGCTTGATGATGAGACAATGTTTTTCATGGGCCGAGCTCTACTTCGGTTTCTCTTTGTCGTCAACTGGTTTTTTGGGGATGGGTTGTTTAGACCAATCATCACAAGGATCTTCGTTGGCCACCGGGATATTCCTTTTTTTGGTTGCGAGCACCGGAGTTGAACCGGTAGCGGAGAATTATGAGTCCCCAGTGTTACCATTACACCAGCTCGCGCAACGGGCTATATTGAAAGGACACCACCATGTCAACTTCGAAAGACATACATCAAAGACTCACAGAGGATGCTTTGTGGGAAGAAACCGCAATGGAACTTGTGAATCAACTCGATCGCAGCTTTCAAAAGATGTTCAGACATGAACCAGAACAACTCGAGATCTTGGGTCGATACATCCTCCGTGAACGAGTTCGTAAATATAGAGAAGGGCAGCAAGATGCCAAACCAACGTAAACCTTTTCATCTGATCCTGACCAACCATTTCGCTACAGCTCTGACCATCTCAGACATGGCAATGGATCGAGGTGAGATTGTCAAACGCACATCCCGAACCTCAGGATACTTTGCCGATGGAACTGAGTATCGCATCATTCATTTGACCGGTCAAATCCGTGGCATGCGTCCAACTTCTTACCAGATGATGTGGCTCCGACCGAGAGACTGGGTTCAGAGGCACCGGGCAGACAAACAAGAACATTATCTCATGATGTGTGACGCAAAACAAAACGATCTCCTTCGTGAACCATGAAATTAAGAACAGGCGTTCTCAAAATACTCAGAACGTGGAACGCCTGTTCTTCCTAACGTATGATCCGGAGAACATAATTCCGGTTTATGATCTGTAGACGGTACATCTGTTCTCTTTCAAAAACTTGACAGGCTCACCTCAAAATCGCTACCTACGAAGCAGGGCTGGCCCAGCCTCAGGACCTAAAGCTTGCCACAGGTATGTCTGTAAACAGACAAGAGAAGCTCAGCTCCCCCGGATATGCGAAGAGGTTTCCCGCGGAAACCGATGAGCAATACCATAAATTCAGGAACACTAAATGGATCTCATATTTTTCATACTCATCGTATTTGTAGTAGCGTTCGTCATCACATAACTCGGACTCCCTAAAATCCTTCGACTCTTCGTATCTTCACAGACTCGCTGCGCTCGTCTGCTCGATACTCATCCTCGTATGATTTGATGAAGCCCTCGAATATCCAGGGAAAAATCAATGGCTGAATTTCAAAAATTTATATTTTGAAAATGGTGTTTGTAGAGAGAGAGGTAGGGGTTTTTGTACACTGGGGCTACACATGTGAGTCGACCCCCCCGGTCTTTATCTCAGGGCTCAGCTATCCCCCCCATGTACGTTACACACTCCACCTCCCTGTCGTCCTGCCCACGGTGTGGGCATTGGCAATCAAGCCATTACCGTAGGAGGTATCATCCATGTCCATCTTCAGATCCGCATCATCATTCGTTCAGACCACGTTCAACACTGCAACAAAATCAGTGGAAACTGTCAGCTCCACACTGGACCTTGGCAACCACTGGGTAGCAGAGAACACCAAAGCAACCAAAGCGAACATGACCAAGTCAGCAATGCTCCGCTACTCGGCATTCAACGCTGACCTTCGCAAACAACTGCAAGCAGACGCCCAACTGGCCGAAGAATACGAACTCGCCGAAGCAGAGTGGGACAAACTGTAAAAACAACCAACCTTCCGTGCAAACGGGAGGTTGGAACACAATCAACGATAGATAGTTTCTAAGAAAGATAGCTAGTCACAGACAGTGGTTATGCCGAGATCAACTCCTACGATCCAAATCAACTTCAACGTCAACACGGGGAGCAACCCATGACACATACAACCAACTCAGTTCACTCCGCATCCGCAGCCACTCAGGTCTATCTCGATGACCTTCATCGAGTGCTGATGATCAATGGCAAGCCAGTGAAAATGCACTTCAATATCGAAACAGAAACCAAGCCTGTAAGCCTGATGACTGAAGCTAGGGCAGCCAAAATTGCCCATGAAACTCGTGTCTTCAAGATCCGTGAGCGTCTCTGCGATAAACTCGCAGATGCCATGGAGATGGGCTTTGGATGCCGTATGGAGCGTGACTCCGAAGGCGAAGCCAAAGCTCTGAACATGTACAACAACACGCAACTTCGTATGCGTCGAGTTGAACTCATCACCGGAGAAATCTGATGGCATATGGTGACTATAATGGCCCAAACAAACCTGACAAAGGTCAGGAAGGTGGAAGCTGCAATCGAACATTGTGTCAAGATTCACCTGCTCTGTGGTACAACCACGGATCCCACGCTTGGTACTGCAAAAGCTGTATGCATCAAATTCGCTTTGACAGCTTCAATCTTCGAGACTGGGAGAGAAACTATCAACCTCGTCTCGGCCATCCCATGTTTGAAACTCGTGAGCAAATAACAGCTCGTAAAGCATCCAAACTCTAATGGAGTGGGCTCTCGCTGAAATAGCTGGAGGTCGGATTCACATCTTGTGGTCCGACTTCTGGTCACTCGCTGACTGCATGCAAGAAGCTGCAGAACAAGCGTACATCGCAGATGGAATGGCAACATTCGTCTGTTCATTTTCAACCATGATCTAGGAGGTCAATCATGTCTCTCATCGAGCAAAAAGAGAACACCTATCAACGAATTCAACGGTTGAGCAAAGATCTGAAACCAGGCGAATCATTGACGATTCGTCTCGTAACTGAGCCAGAGCAAGAAGAGAAAGTAAATCCTTGCAGAACCGGTTCTCACACAGAAGAAGACTGAACCGTGGTGGGGGCAATCTTCGTAGTCAGTGCTATCGCAACAATTCTGTTGCTTATCATCATCATAGGAGGGAATTTCCGATGATCATTTCAATCATGCAAGCCAACCCAATGCCCACATTTGCGATCGGCGTCGTTATGCTGATGGCATTCTGCTGGGCCATGGAGAAGTGGGGATGAGCAACCCCCATGACCTGTACGTGTTCAAGGACGGTTCAACTGTCCTTGCATGCGACTTCAACGAGGATGTGGCGAAGGAATATGGCTACGATTATCAGATCGTTCCGTATGAAGAGCCACCTCGTCTCGTTGGCAAACCAACCAAACCGGTCATCGACTGGTGCAACTCAGATCGGAAATAAACCATGCTTTTTCGTATTTATACGCAAGACATTGGACCTCCAACTTACACCTCTGATGAAAAAACTTGCAGCTCAAGCTGCAATTGGTGGCAAGAGAGTGTCCATCACCAACACTGAGTGGCATGATTGGACTGTGCAATACACACCAATCGTCAACAAGAGTGCTGGTACATAAACCAATGGGATCAACCACTTAGGTGGTTGGTCCTAATTTTTTAAGAAAAGAGAATGGCTGGTCGCCATTCAATCATTCTGGTGCTTGTGGCCTCTCCTGCGTGCTTCGATAGGGTAGCATCAAGTTGAGAACGGTTGCCGCCTTAACACTGCTCCAAGACTTGCTGTTGTAGGAACGCACGGTGTGCGTTCTGGGCATTTCCGCCCCGAAACCGTGAATCTCGAAAGGATCACTCAATGGCTACTGTATCATCCATCTCCGCTCGCGCAAAAGCTCGTTCAACAACTGCTGCAGCTCCCGCTGCGCAAGACGAGTACGCGGGTCTCTACATCAACCCAGGCATCTGGGTTGGCACCGAAGACGATCCAAAGTTCGTCCGTTTTCCACGCGGCGTCGCAGTCAGCGACCTGTTTGAGCGCAAGCTTTATGAGAAAATGGACCCTGAATTCGCAGCGGAACAGGATCTCCTGAATCAGCGGATCGCACGCATCAAAGCCAAGGCTTTGACGCTCGACGAGGGCGAGTACGTCGTCCTGAACATCCCCGTTGTCCTGTACCGCAAGCAGGAAGCTGTGGAGATGGCACCGGTTGCGAAACCCGATGCGACAGCAATCGACGAGGAACTGTTCGGTTAATCCGAGCAACTCGCAAGATCCGACCCTTAGGGGTCGGATCAAGCTTTTATCTTTGATAGATAGACGAGCCAATCACCCGGGACGGTGTCCCTTTTGGTGTGTTTTCACGCTCAACTTTGCAAATCAACAACTGGAAACTGGAAATCAACTTTTTGAGTGATTTCCGCGGCAATTAGACTGGAGCCTAATATGAGTATTTACGCTATCAATATACAGGACGAAAACTGGGCGGATGATGGTGGTGACCACGATCCAATCCTCATCGAACTGGAGCCAGGAGACTGGGATATCCTCATGAAATTCGAGCGAGTCATTCGTGCTTACGACCAAGAAACTCTTGATGAAAAGCTGGCCGACGGTGAGGATCCT